ACCAAGTCAGCCGGGGACAGGCGACGGGCGAGTCGGGCCGGGCGATTATCGCCACCCGCGAGCAGCTGGAGCGCGTCTTCAGCCCGGTCGTGACCGCGCTGGCCAATGCCTTTACGGACTGGTCGAAGGTGACGTTGGCCGGGATGGCATGGGGCTACAACGTCCCTCGCGCCTTGGGCGCGGTGGGCAAGGGACGCCCCGATCTGGCGCGAGCGGTAAGTGCGTCGGACTTTGACGGGCAGTCGGATGTCCGGGTCGAACCGGCCACGATGATGCCTATGCCGATGGCCTTCCGGATGTACCTGCTGGACAACTGGCTCCAGTCGGGCGTGATCGATCTCAAGGAATACCGGCGACGGCAGATGTTTGCCATTGCGCGGGATATTGCCACCCCGGACGAAGACCAAGAGGCGCGAGCCAAGCGGGTGGCGGACGCCATCCGGATGCAGGGGCCGATCCCCGAGATCCGGTGGCAGGATAACGAAGCAATCCATCAAGACGTGCTGGAGCGGGAGATCCTGCTGCAGGACGATTTGGATCCGATGATCGTGGCGGTGGCCCAAGAACGGTGGATTGCCTTGGCCAACCAAGCCGCGCAGAAGCAGGGCGGGATGGTCTCGCCCACACCGGGCGCTGGCCCCGGTCCTCAAGGCGGGCCTCCCGCTGCCAGCGTTCCCAACATACCTCCGGGCCAGTTACCGCTCGCGTCCGGCAACCCACCCATCGGGGTCGCTCCCCTGATGCAACAGACCTTGGCAGGAATGCCAGAGGCTGAAGTGGCTGCCCAGCAAGCGGATCGCTTATCCCGGCAAGCGTAAGGAACCATGACGACACTTGCTGCTGCTCCGCTCGACATTGCCAGCGCCATCTCGGATGCTGTTGCGTCGGCAATGCCAACCCCATCCCCTGAGGAGGTCGCTGCCGATGACGCTGCCGATTCGTCCACATCGCGTGTTGCCAAAACGCCTGACAGCGCCGAGGCAGTGTCCGACGTGGATGCAACAGACGAAGCGTCATCTGATGCGGCGGAAGATTCCTCGGGTGATGTCCAAGGAGCGGAGGCGCCGGATCTCCCCGATGGGTACGTGGCGGTCCCTACCGTCACTGATGGGCTTGCTACCGAGTTCGTCCTAAGAGACGAGAACGGAGAAGTTGAAGTCCCCGCCTTGATTGTTGAATACAAGGCCAACGGCAAGATCCGCCAAGATCGGCTGGATCAGGTGGTCAAGCTCGCCCAGTGGGGGGTCTACAATCAGGAGCGGGAGCAAAAGCTGCAGGAGACCGTCCAGCAGCAAATCAGTGAGTATGAGCAGCTCGTCAAGCAGCGAGAAGCGCAGATGGAGCGCTTGCTCACCGATGAAGATTTTCTGTATGCTGTGCGCGAAGCCTACGAAGCAGAGAACACCCCGGAACGCCGGGTCGAACGTATTCAGCAGGAGAAGGAGGCGTTGCGGCTGGAGTATCAGCTGCAAAGCATCAGCCAGACCGGAGAACAGTTCTACGCCAAGGAGATTGCCCCAGCCCTGCGGATGATTCAGCAGGCACTGCCGTCAATCGGTCCTGATGAACTGGAATCCAAGCTACAGATGGCGCTGCAAGCGCACGTCGAGACGGCCCCGAACGGGGTGATCTTTGTCCCGCCGTCACGCTACGACGCCATCCGGCAGTACATCATCGAAGATCTCTCGCTGTGGGCGCAAGCCGCCCATGACCGGCGAGTCAAGCCAGCCCAGCAGGCAAAAGTGCAGGCTGAACTTGAACGCGCTCAGGTCGAGGCCCAGAAGGCCAAGCGAGCCATTGGACAAAAGCTCAAGCCAGTCGGACAGGCAGGCGTATCGCCAGACCGTCCCAAGGCGAGCCGGTCCATCGTCTCTGTCGATGATGCCGTCGAAAGCGCCCTCTCATCGGTGCTTTCATCCATTCGCTAATCCGTAGAGGAATCTTTCCATGCCAGCACCGACAGTCATTACCGATTCAGAACTGACGGGTCTTCTCAAGAACGTCTATTCCCAGTACCGCGAGAAGGTCCAGAACCTCGTCACCCCGCTCCTCGCCCAGCTTCAGAAGGCGAAGGCCGGTGGCCCGCGCAACATGCGCTGGGGCGGCAACAACGTGTTCTTCGACGTGGTCGTCGGGCGTCCGTCCGGCTCCACGTTCTCGCAGAGCGGGTACTTCCCGCCTGACACCACCGCGACGGAAGTGCAGGGCAACGTCGGCGTGGTCCGGGCGTACACCACCCGCCAGATCGACGGCCTCGCCTTCGTTGGGACGCAGTCGAAGGATGCCGCCTTCACCACCATCGCCACCAAGACGATGGAGGAAATCAAGGAGGCGTCCACTCTGCTCATGCAGCAGGCGCTTCACAACAAGGCCGACGGCATTGTCGCGCTGATTGGTACGGCATCCACGACCACCTCCATCATCGTCTCCTCGCCCTATGGCGTCAGTGGCGCTGGGCAGGGTGGCCTGCTTCTCTCGGTGGGCGACTACATCGCCGTGCTGGATACGTCGGCGTCTGATGCCGTCCTTGGCCGCTCGTCAATCACGGCGATCAGCAACAGCGGCGATAACGCCACGCTGACGCTGGGCACCGCGATCAGCGGCATGGCAGCGACCGACAAGATCGTCAAGGCAACGGCTTCCGATACGTCGTTCAACAGCGCCATGAACGGGCTGATCTCCATCACGAACCGTGGTGGCAGCTACGCCTCGCTCCACAACGTGTCGGCCAGCACCTATCCGATCTGGAATGCGGTACGCATGACCGCTGGCACCGATACGCCGGATGCCAATCAGCCGACGGAAGACGATCTCTGGGTGCTTATCCAGAAGATTGCCGGAATCTCTGGCAAGGATGCCCAGCTCCGTCCGAAGGAGTTCCTGCTCATGACCACGCCGGGTCTGGGCCAGAAGCTCATGCAGTCCTTCGTGGCGCAGCGCCGGTTCGACGCCAACGGGTTCGACACCACGATCAAGGGCGGCTACAAGGCCCTGCAGGTGTGCGGCATCCCGATGGTGACGGACTACTACGTCCCCGCCGGGACGATCTACCTCCTCCACATCCCCTCGCTCGCGTGGGTGGATGCGAAGGATTGGGGCTTCGTCGAGTTCGAGGGCGCTGGGCCGTGGCGTTGGATTCAAGGCCGGGATGCGTTTGAGACCACGTATTCGTGGTACGGCAATCTCGCGTGCCTTGCGCGTAATGCGCATGGGTCCATCACGGGCTACACCGACACGGCGCGGTTCTCGCACGTCGTCTAACCTGCGTGATGGGGAGGGGCTTCGGCTCCTCCCCTTCACCTCTTTCTTGAGGAGTGTGCGATGGGAAACTTTTTCAGCCCGTTGGCCGGTCGGTTTGGCATCATGCCCAACCTGCTGGCCGGTCGGTGTGATGCGGCCATTGGCAACAACACGACGACGACGTACAACTTTGGCGGGCATCCGGCCACCTGCATTATCAACCGGGCGATGGTGTCCGCCGGGACGGTTCCGGCTTCGACGAGCGGGACGATCCTTGGCGTCCTGCAGAAGTACGACGCAACGGCCAACAGCGCCGTGGCGTTGACGGACAACGTGGATCTGGAGGCGCTGACGGCCCATGAAGGGACGGCGGTGGCGCTCCTGACCACGCTCACCGACGCGCAGAAGATCCTCCGTCCGGGGGACACGGTGCGGTTTGTCGTCACGACGAACAACACGGTGACCACGGCAGCGGTCGATCTGCAGGTCAACGTCGAGCTGCTGGTGCAGAACTGATGGCCATGCCGATGGTGTTGAGCCATCGGGGTACTCCGGAGCCGTCGTCTGAGATTCAGCGACGGCTTCGGCAGGTACATCCACGACTGGAGCTTCGGTACGTCGACGCCTTTGATGCGCATTGGGCCATTTGCCTACGCTGGGCAGACAATGACCAACGGTGGGCGATGATCCAATCCAACGAAGTCGACCCGCTTCGCAGTATGGATATTGTTGGCTATCTCCCAATGGCCTGCAGTGTTGACGAAGCGCCAGCATATTTGGAAAAATCCTTCCGAGAATATCCGGCAGATGAAATTCGTCGACTGACGGATTTCGTGACGCAGTACAACGCCGTGCAGCCCGCCGAGCAGGCCATGCAGGAGGCCATTGCCGAGGTGCTGGATGGCGCCAACCCCACGTCCCAGCCCAAGCGGCGGGGTCGCCCACCCAAAGCGCGGGAGTAGCAGCCGATGGCGACCGTGACCCGAGCCCAACTGGTGGCCTTGACGCGGGAGTTTATGGACGCGGTCGGGTCTGATCGGTGGTCCGACAGTACCATCAAGACGGTCCTGAACGGGGTCTACGATGAGGAATGGTCCAACATCCTCAACGCCGCGCCGTAC